TTACAAGATTGTAATCATAACCTAAATCTCTGATCTTAGAACTCTTCATCCCTTCTTGCAATAGTTGACATATCTCTTTAATAGTGTCTACAAGATACTTGCAGTTTGCATTCTTATCTCCTGAAACATCTCTACCACCTTTGTCATAACTATATTGCACATTATACGAATGAGTGCACCACTCCAGATTGGATACTACATTATTCTCTCTATTGCAATCAATGTGATTAACTTCTGGCAAATTCTCAGGATTATCAATCCAAGCCTCTGCAACCAATCTATGAACTGCTTTAGAAGTCCACTTACCATCAATGAACATTTTAACAACTTTGTATCCTCTACCATTATCAGACGGAGTTAAAGGTTTTCCTCTTTTACCTATAATAACTCCACTCTGAGATACTTGATAATCTGAATAAATATTTCTAAATTCCATTTAATAACTCCTTGGCTGCTGATTGACATATATTAACTTAATTGCACATTGTACCACTCAGTATGCAATTTGTCAATACTTAGTTTTCCAGCAATTAAAGAGGTTATTCGATATGTATTTCTACATAAAGCCACAATTATTTATGGTAAGCAATCATCTGCTGAATATAAGCTTTATTCTTCCAATCTTCAGACCAAAAGTCAACAGAAATCCCATGCTTCCTAAACAAAATGTCCTGATACACCATAGTACGTTTTGCAGCAATAACACCAGCACTTTGAAAAGCTGCGTTAACCAAACTATGTTGACTTCGAGTACGAATCTGCCTTCCGTCAATACCAACGATAAACTTCTTTTGACCTTTAGTTTTCCAAAAATTAGTAAGCCACTCTTTAAACTTAGCCAGTGGTTTTGCAGCTTCCCAATAAGCGTTAAAAATTGATTCACCAGTCTTCAAGTCGCAACCTACTGTTTTTGCTACTTTAGGAGGTTGCGCTCCATAGGCGCAGGCGTACTTGACTGACTTTGCCGAACCACGTTTAAAATCAATATCTAACATCTTACTGATCATCTCTGCTGTTTTTGTATGCACATCATTAGGTTTTTCAAGGATCAAGGAGTTACAATAACTCTTGTTCTCATCGTCAAACTGCCAGCAAAAGTGAGCCTCCACCATCGCTTCCAAACTACAAAAATCATATGCAAACTGAATAGCACCATTACCTTTACCGACTCCAAACAATCGACGAATAGGTTCTCCGTATAAAGAAGTTACTCGTGGCACATTGGCTACAATTTTATGCTTCATTCGTGCTGTTGCAGCTCCCATGCTGTCTGCCGGAGTAGGAATACGCCCGTCTTTCCTTACGTTAGGAAGAAATCCAGTTTCACCTTCCTCATCAGCGTCTTCCCAATCAACACCTCCGCCAAGAATGCTGTTCCTACGGTGGTTATATGTCAAATATTCCACAATATTCTTAACATAGGGGAAAGTAGATTCAAGTTCACTCAAAGCTGGATCAATATTCTTTTCCTGACCAACAGTGAATGTAGGATTTGTTAACACTTTCAAAGGTTTAGAAAGATCGTGAGATAACAATTGACGCATCAGTTTTCGAGAATCTGTACATTTCACTCTCTCCATTCGGAAAGGAAGAAAATTACTGGCAAGAGTTTGCTCTACATAACGTCTAACAGTAGCTTCAAATTTCTCAGGAGATAACTTCTTCTTTTTAGTATCTAAAGTTAAATCTTTCTCTTTAAACTCACTTGGTTGCCATCCTAACCTTACTAAGAACTCTTTAATGAATGTTGAATCACTAATAGAAGTGGGTTCAGTCTTCTTTAAAGGTTCTGAGAATGGGAGTTTAAAAATCTGACCCTCCCACTCAAAATACCATCCATCAGAATATTCTACAAGTTGTCCTCCTACTTTAGCAGCAAAATTTTTAATGTGGGTGTTAGGTAATCCTGACTTTAAAAACTGAGTTGCAGGAGGAGTCCACTCTTTCAGTTTTGTCTTTGTAAGAGGTTTTTCTGGAAGATGAGGCTCAACAATAGTCTTATGTTTTGCCATCAACTCATCCAATTCTTGTACATTTTTTAATGCCAATTCCTGATCAAACCAGAAACCTCGATGAGCCTGTCTTGTAATAATCCATGCTACATAATGTTCCAGCTCTAAGGCATCATTCCAATCCCAATCTCCCATCTCTTTAAACAAATACTTAAATACCGCAATATTTGTCTTCACGTCTTGTTTATTATACTCTAACATTTGAGGATGATATACAGCAAATTCTGCCCCTTTAGGAGAAGAATGTTCAATCAATCCTAAAGAGATAGCTTCGCTTCTCCAATCAATTTTGTGTACTCCACACAGTGTTCCCAAATAGTCAAGAGAATGCGATTGACGATCTGGATAGATAGTTTTAGACATAATGAATGTGTCAATAATCCTCACGTCCTTACCGCACCAAGTAGAAGGAGTCTCTTCAAAGCCTAATGTAAAATCCATTCCATAGACAGCCTTCAACACTGTTAAATCATAATTAATCCCATTGTGCGCTATAATTGCTTCTACATTGTCAATGACAAATTGTTTAAAATTCTTACATTCTTCTCCAACAAAAGATGTTTGCTCTCCTGTTTCAAGGTTTTCAATGACAATACAATGAATCTTAAAGTCTTTTAAACTCCACGGACTTGTAGTGTAATCCACTGTAGAGTCATCCAACAAACCATTTGCTTCAATGTCAAAACAATACAAGCCCTTCATACTTTCTCCTATCTTGTTAAATATCTTCTATATTGTCCTTCATTTCTTGAATTTTTGCAAGAAATCTTTTAGATAAAGCTTCTTTTACTCTTACATCACCTACTTGATCAGCCCACCATAAAGCAAATTCATGCTTCTTTGTATAATAGGCAAGACCTCCTTATACTTATCTTGACCCCTCCAAATACATTCACGTTTTCCAGTGATTGGGTTCTTAATACGTGCCAACCAATAAGGATTACCTCGTTTCGGAACTCTGTAATCAACTCCTGCAATTCCTGATGAGTTATCACTACGTTCGTGCGTCAAAAATGCGTTTAAGGCTGCCGGAACAAATGCAACCGTGTGTTTTCCGTAATGCTTATTATGAGGGAATAGGATGTCTTTATCTAAAACAAGACCTTCTTTCCAACCCATTTCAATCATATCCTGTTTGAATTTAGAGAAAATTTTCCAGTCTTCATCTACAGTACAATTAATATATGTAGGTCTATTCTTATGAAGTGCCTTACCTTTCACTCTATTTTTCATTGCAAACCATAAAGAGTAATAAGGACATATCCAGAGAGTGACACCTTTAATCTTTACGGTAGTCTGATAATCTGCATCATTATACCACCCATCTTCACTTTTTGTTTTAATTCTCATACACTCCTTTCTCTAACATATAAAGCCCTTTCACAGGGCTTTATATTTAGTCTAATTCAACCAACGAATAGTCATAATAAGTACGATAATACTGCTCATACTCTAAAAACAACTGATTCAGCCAATCATCGAGGTCATACATACGGTGAGTAAGTCCATCGTAATAGAGTTGACCACACAAACCTGTAGAACCTACACCTCGACTTTTTGTGCATTTAAATTGAGTAGTATTCCTGACAATATCATCTTCAGCAAGTTTATCACGTTGTGCAAGAATAATTACCGAAGATGATTTAAAGATTGTACTACTACCAATAATATCTTCTTCATTAAAACTACCTCCAGTAGATGCTGCCTTTTGACCAGATGCTGCTTTTCGGATATGGTTAATTAAAACAAAAAGTACACTATATCGTTTGAAAATACTTTTCATCCATGCCATAAATTTATCAGTCTCATCCTTACCTAAAACATCTTGTAAATCACTAAACGGGTCAAGAATGATAATTTTTACTCCGTACACAGTAATCAATTCAATTATCCTCTCTTTCATCTCTTCAACGTCAATGTCTACGTCAATTAAAAATAAAGCATCTTCACCTTCTTTATTTTTAGAAATGAGCTTGTGTGCTTTACGTGTATTATCACTATCTACAATATTCAGTCGTTCTTCTTTTGTCTCTAAGTATGCGATTTTCTTATTAATCACAGTGGATGTAAGATCGAGCATGTATTCTCCTTCAGATGCCTCAAAAGGAGCTACGGCAATTTTTAAATCTAAAGCCAATCTGAAATGTAACAACCAAGAATTAACAAAAGAACTCTTCCCACACGATGAACCAGCTGCTAGGGTACATATGCCCGCTACAGGCAGACCCCCTTTTAACATCGTATTCAAATCTTTGAACTGAGGAGGTAGACTATATCTATCCGAACTAACAAACTCTTTCATAGAATCATACGTTTCACTTGCTGGAGTAATGTTAGAATTTACATGCTGTTTAGCCCCAATAAAATCACGTACAAATTCATTCTCTTTCCCAACTTTGATATAATCATCTGCATCTTTATAACGCATTTTCATTATATACGTCTTACCTTGTGGGAAATTGTCCATTGCATCTTCAACAGCTTTATCTCCAGCAGCATCACTATCCATTGCAATCACAATCTTACGGAATTGATTTACAAAAGACCATTGTGATTTAATTTGCTTACCAAGAGAAGATTCTCCAAGAGCAAGAGAAACTACAGCCACTTCATCCCACTTACCGCCTGTTGATGTATTGTTATCTTTCAACATCTGGTAAGCTGCTGCCATTTTAGTTTCACCACCAACAATCAACAATGTTCCTGTGTGATTGCGAAATTGGTATTGTCCAATGAAATCAGCATTCTTAGACACATCTCCCACTGTGAAGAAATCTTTAGGCATTTTACGAGCCTTGTAGCCAGATAATACTTCTTTAGTAGTAACTGGTACATACTGAGTAATAAGCTCTCCAGAAGCATTATATTCGTGTTTAAATCGGAATTTTTGGTAAATGTCATCTCGAATACCACGATACCCTTTACCTTTAGATTCAAGAGCGTTAATCCTCTCTCGATCTTCTTTACTTAACAATTTCACATTACTTGTCAATTTTACTTCTCCTTTTGGTTGAAATTCCCCATTTGAATCAATGAAATTACATTTACAGACAAAACAATGTGCCGTATTTGTACTCGAATAGTAGTGCATTCCATCTGAAGATGAACATTCATCTGTATTCAAACAAGGGTGTTTTCCTTCTGTATATCCTGACAAATCTACTTTAAGAGTAGTCATCAAACCTCCTTAAATAATTTCTTTCCATACAATTTAGCAACAAATTCCAGTAAACTCTCATCATCTTCACTAAAATCTTCTGGATAATCCATTTCAATTTTAACTAAGTCTTTAATGAATTTTTCAGCTACTTCTCTTGTGAATTCATAACTTCCTTGCTCAATGTCAATTGCATAAATAATATTCTTAGCTGTTTCTTGATTCTTGTCTTCAAATAAAGCATTTGCAATATCAGAAGTATCTACTGTAACACTGATGTTAAATTTTGTCATTTATTTCTCCTCATAACTAAACTCACACCCACATGGAGTAGATAATAATTCTTCAATATCGTGAATATTAGGAGGGTCTTCACTATCCTCCTTCACCCACTCTCCATCTTGATAGTAATTGATAGAGCCTTCCAAACAATCCTTACAAATATGTCTTAAAAGCTCTTGTCTACAATCATATTCACTATCATACTCCTTAGTCCAACTTGGAGTAGAACATTTGTGTAATAAATATTTCATATTAGCAAACAATCACATTAAAGAACTTCTCAGCATTCTTCTTATGTTCTACTACTTTCTTACGTTCATCCTCGTAAGCCTTACGAAGAGCTTTCTTTGCTGCAATTTGTAACTTCACATAATGAGCTAAGTCACGTCGATGTTGATTTAGTTCTCGTTTATCTTCCTTAATAAAATGAATACAATTTTCAATTCCATCGGGATAGTCTTTAGAATTAGGGTTATTTTGCATCCAATCATTCAGATCTTCATACCAATCTTTTAGCGCTTCTTTGATACAATAGACAGTATCCTCTCTCCATTCAATATTCACTCGATTTGTAGCAATAAAGCTTTGCAGCTCTGGAATTGTCATTTCAATCTTCATTGTTGGCATATTTATTCTCCACAAATTAATACAAAATCATAATTGTTATCAGATGTGTAATCCCAATCGTCTTCATCTAAATATACAGTATTCTTACGTTGCAGTGTTGGAACTTTACCACGAATTACTTTACAGCTTAAATTAGCACTACCATGTCCTCCAGAGATACGAATCTGAGTATCATCAGGATAATATTTAAGCAATTCAATTAATTGTGCTTTATTCATTTGTTTTCTCCTTCGTTCAATTGCTCATCAAGCTTATTATCAATGATTTTATAAATTTTGTCCATAGTTTGTTGAGTGCGAGGGTCTTTCGATATATCTTGCACTACTTTAGCTCCAGCCATCATGTAGATTGCTTGTTTGGATGGAATAGCTACTGTAATAATACCTATTATGATTGAGAAGACTAATATTGCAAAATATGTTTTAATTTTAATTCCTGTATCGTACAAAACTCCTATACCAAATGCACACGAGGCTAAGAAACTGAGCGTAGTTATATAAAGTAGTAATTTAGTAACTCCACCAACAACATCCGCAAGATAAATTACTGTAATCAAATCCATTTTATTCTCCTTTAACTAATTTAATAATCTTCTTAAACAAACTTGGACGTTCTGTCCATAGCTGCAATTCACCTGTTTTCCTGTTGTTACATAGACCGCCAAATCTCATCTCTGATTCACAATATCGTCCAGTTCTGTGACAGTTTAAGTAACTCTTTTGTCCGTAACTATGAGCACAATTACTACAATTCCTTAAAGATTTGTCCATTATTCATTCCTATCATCAAAAACATCTTCCAAATCTACTCCTCTCATTTTAGCGACAGCCTTGAGTCGTCCAATGTATGTATTTGAAAGCCTTATTTGTTTATTTACTTCAATCAGTCTCTTATAAAAATCATGAAGAGTATCAAATAAAGAGAGCAATACTATCAAATAAAGTGCAGTACAAAAAATTTCAATCATCACCAAATCTCCTCTCGTAACAATTCCTTAGATTTAATAAAATCCTTCATCCTAAATCCTTGATACGGATTTGTATGTACTAAACGATCCGTCAAAGGGGCCATATCACTATCATCGTCTAAAATCACAAATTTGTCAAATGTTCGTTCATAATCTTTAGTCCATTGTAAGATTTCTTCTCCTCGTTGTGATGCTAGAGATTTTGTTCTCCAACGAGCATCTTGATACATATAATTTCCAAGATTAGGACACACTGCCGATAACAATGTTTGCATTATCATAGGATCATTATACAACAATCTCCAGCTACTTGAAATAACAATTCGACAATTATTTTCTTCACATAATCGTTTCACTAATCGTGTAGAGATTGGATCAAAGTAAGAGTATCCTCCTCGTTCTCCTTCTGCTACACAAGTTTCTGGATTTACAATTACGCCATCAAAGTCTAAGAAGATGATGTTTGGTAGGATCATGTTATTCTCCTCGTTTAGCTGCTTCAAGTTGAGCCACACAGTCATCATACCTATCTGCTTCAGTCTTGTCAAGTCTTTCTTCAACAAAAATCGGAAGAAACAAACTGAATGTATCATTCGATCTGTTAGTAATGATGTCATTAGCTTCCACTGTAATAATACTTCCCACTTCAATTCCGTTCTTACGTTGTTCATCATTCCATCCACTCCCTACATCCACTTTCAATTTACCATCACTCGACTCTACTGAAACGCTACCCATCATTCCTTCGTATTTTCCTGTACCTTCAATAATTCCTACTACTTTCAAATCAACTTGAAATTTTAGCTTCAGCTTCACTTGATCTTTCGATGTACCGTTCTTCCATTTGAAATGTTTAGTTTTCATTACAGCACCTTCGCATCCTTTTTCTAAGAATTTACGGTATATATAGTAAGCTTCTTCTACATTTTCAACAAATCGTGTATATACAATATGTGGATACATAAAAATTAAATCGTTTCTTCTGGTAATATAACTTCTTTCAGATTTACCAGATTTAAACTCACTCATTGTCAAATGATCCCAAGCAACAAGTTGATATTCATAATTCTTCTGGATTTCTCCAGACTGAAGGATGCTATTCAAAATACCATTCCCTGTTTTACGATCAAGAATATTTCCTTCTTTCAACACAATGATTTCTCCGATGATTACTTGATCTTCACAAGAATCTTTAAATTCTCCAAACAACAGTTCAGCGAACTCACGAGTAAACTTACTACCATTACGTGTAATAGCAGAACAATCTTCATTATCATTTACCAAGTATGCGAACATACCGTCCAACTTCTGCTGAACCATAATTACATCTTCTTTATTGAATTTATCAATAATCTTAGCATCTGGTAGACTACAGCGTTGATAAGGTGGAATGAAGTAGAGATCAGGAAACACTTTCAAGATTGTACTATCACTCACTCCGGCTTCGATAGAGCGTTTGATCATGTACTGAATAAGTTCTTGAGCCTCGATATTATATCCATACATATACTGCTCCAACCATTGTTTAGCAGCATTTCCTGTAATATTCCGATCACAAATATAATGTTTGATTGTATCTATAATGTCTTCACAAAAAGGATGTCCTTGATTTTCTTTAGTAATTGCTACTTTCTTCTGGTAGTAATTAATAGCAGGATCATACACAGCTTTGAGATATTGTTTCAGCAGTGCATTATCTTTATGTGATTCTAAGAAAGCCAGTTTAGCTTTTGATCCTTGTGTTTCTTGTAATGTTTTAATAATTTCGTACAGACTCATTTGAACCCTCCCTCAGCCATCGAATACATCCATTCTACTACATCCTTCCCGTAAAGCGTAACCATATTTCTGTGAATTTCATCAGGCTTATATGGCTCTTGTACATTCTTTACAATTAACCAAGATGTCTTCATTGTTCCAATCCTTTGATTGCGTTCAGAAATTTAGCTTTATTGTATGTTTTACCATCGAATTCAAATGTTTCTTCTTTCAATGAGAATTTGTATGTAGTATCAACGATTACTTCTTTACCCGCATTATCTTGAAACAACGTGTGATTATCATAAACAAATGAAATATTTCCATAGCCATCTATGAACAAATAGTTTGCTTCCAACTCACTATCTACCGGACTTCCATCAATCCACTGACAACCATTCTTAAAAGCTTCCTCCTGAAAAGCTCTTGACATCTCAGGACTGCTTACTCGTACTTTAATATTTCTCCATTTCATTTTATTCTCCTCATTTGTGGTAACAACAAGATTTCCATGTTCATCGCATTCTACGGCATCTTTTTTTATCAGCCCATCCTTTAAAAATCCCAATTACGGTTTCTACGGACAGGTAATATTCATCATCTGATTCTTCTAAGACAGAAGCATAAGAACCAATATGATTAGAATGCCACCAAAATGGTTCATCGCAGTTTACAATCTTTACAAATTTACTCATAATTTCTCCTCTCTATAAACAAAAAGCTGACAAACTCAATAATAGAGAATGTCAGCTCAGATGTCAACAAGTTTTAGTAGACCATAATCACTTTATTTTTATATCCCCATTCCTTAGCATCATCTGGATCGGTTGTAAATCCATCAAGATCGATTTTAGTATCAATGTAAGCTACTTCAGCACTATAGGCGCTCTCACGTACTTGACCATGATCTGCATACATATACACATCAAGATTTTCAGGAATTTCTTGCAATAGTTTGATCAATTCATCACGTTTCATAGTTTCTCCTTTATAATTTAATACCAATCGTCACAAAAGCATTTTCAGAGGTCATATCTTCAGAATGGATATGAGTATCACTT